GGCCAAAGAAATTCTTCAAGCGCCAATCTACGAAAAACGCAGTCAACTAAGCGACGAGTATCATTCCAAGCTGAACGATGCTAATCGTGGCATTTTACCGTTTCCAACCATGCCTGATTTTCCCAGCACCACGGACATAATCAGCAAGGCTGAAGAACTCAACAAGTTCGTCAGCGGTAATTAAACAAAGCCCCGCAAGGGGCTTTTAAGTGAGCCTTAGGGCTTTCATATTTTTAGCTGGAGTATTAGGATGTACATCCACAGTTAAACTAGAACTGTATCTGGGATCGTTTTTCTGACTAGCTTTGGCTATTACTCCTACACCAGCGGCTTCTTCAGGTGTGGCAACTCTGGCTAATTGTGTCTGGCGATGTTTTAGGCCTGCCATGTTAGGGTTTATGCCTTTGGTCACTTGTTTAACTGTGGCCTTTTCAAAGTCTTTTACCTTAGGCACTACTCTTTTGTTCCAGAACCATTCAGCAATCTTTGCTGCAATTTCTGGTTGTGCTGCTAAATCTGGGTTATTAACTAAGTCTACACCAATGGCTCGACCTGCTCTGGTATAATTGTCACGGCCTGTTAACTGGATGTAACCTCGGCCTTTAAACTTTTCACCGTCACCTTTAACGGTGTTGCCTAGTATCTTTGCTTTGCGTTTATTTTTTTCGTAACGATTAATAAAGTATTCGGGTGTTCCTCGTTCTACCATACTAGTAAAGTTACGAGTTTCATGAGACATTTGTGAAACAAAATGCTGTAACTCTGCACCTGATATACCAGCTTTAGTGGCATGTTGTACCAGATAATTCTTTAATTCTTCTGGAGTACTAGGAGTTTTTACTTGTTGTGCTGGTTGTTGTACATTAGGTTGTGTTTGTGGTAAAACTTTTTGTATGCTCTGAGTAGGTTGGGCGCCAGGAGTTATATCATAAGTAACATCTTTGTTCTTAGAACCAAAACCGCCTAAAGCTAATCCACCTGCAACACCTAGTGCAGCCAGTCCACTTTTCCAACCTTCTTCCAGGTCAGCTTCTGTAATAAACTCTGAGGCTCTCATTTTTTAGGATGCCTACCGCCGCACTTTGGACAAGGTTCTTCTAGGTACATTTTATTCTCCATGTATTATTTATAGTCAACAAAAAACCCCTTGCGGGGTTTTTTGACCTTCCCATCCCTGGGTAATATTCTCGGATTAGGAGAATGCTAGGTTTTGTACGTCGATCTCACCAACATAATCTCCAGCATTGCCAAGAGATGATGCAGTGTTAGTTAACTCAATGTAACCATATCTGGTCATAAAGCCAACTACTGGTTCGAAGGTTGTTGGATCCAGAACAACACCGCTGCTCATCAATGGAATGTATGGGCAGTAGAATGCTGCTGCATCTGCTTCGCTTGAACCTTTGTAACCAACTAGTACTGCTTTGTCGTCGGCAGCGTAGCTGTCAACGTAAACACGCATAGCACCGTTTAGTGTACCAACAAACTTGGTGTTTGTTGGAGCCTCGAAAGTACCTTCAGTGGTACGAGCGAATGCTGAGGTGGTTGCGCTCTGCAGAACAGTCAATGCTGCTGAGCTAACAACAGCCCAGTTACCAGCGCCACGACGTGTACGCTGAGCAATCTTGTTTGCAGTACGGTTGATTAGAACTGCCAATGCGGCATGCTCATCACCAACGAATGTAGCGGTACCAGAAACTGCTGCTTGGTCGTAGGTGAACTCAGTTGCTGCTAGACTACGCAGGCTACCTAGAACTTCCTGATCGATTTCAGCGGTAATTTCTTGTGCTAGTGCTGCCATGATTTCGGCTTCAACATCAAGGCCGTGCATAGCTTGTGCATCCTGAGCAGCTTCGAAGGTCCAGCGAGCTGATAGCTTGCGGGTCTTAGCTTCTACAACTTGCTTTAGGATTTGTACATTGATCTTACGACCTGGTGTACCTTCTAGTGAAGCTGTGCTGCTTGCGCGGCCGCTTGTGCTGTCACCAGAATAAGCAATAGCAATCTTGAATGGGCTTAGTGCTTCGTCACCGGCTGTAGTGTCGGTATCGTAACCACTGGTATCATTCATTGTTTCTGCATAACGAACACGCAGAGTGTGGATCTGTGCAACAGGTCCGGTCATTGGCTGAACGCCAACGATCTCGTTAGCAATAACTGTTGGCATTACACGGCGGATTACTGGAAGAATAACGCGGTTTAAGCTAGCAACGTTGCCTGCGGCTGTTGCACCAGCTGATGCGGTTTCTACCAAGTGCTTCTTGGTGTTTTCCAAAATTATTGCCATTGTTGTACGACGTGAACCATTAAGACCTTCTAACAGGGCTTCCTTGGTCTCGCCCCAACGGCTTTCAAGTAGTTGTTGTGTCATTTTATTACTATCTCCTTAGTTTTATTACTTAAGCCCTGCTAAACGTTTGATGTCCACGACATTATTGTCATTTGTCTCAACCGCGGTTGCAGTTTTATCACCTGTATGTTCAACTCTGCTCTCTGCTAGTACAGACTTGCCTGAGGCAACCTGACTTGGCTTGGCATTGTTCAACACAGCTGGTAGATACTTGTCAAATGCAGACTTTAGCTTAGGGGTCTGCACGTTCTCTAAAAGCTCACGCATTAAATTAGCTTTGTCCTTGGTTAGTGTGGTGCAAAGTTCATCCACAGTCTTCTGACGACTTACGCTTTCGGTAATCATCTTAATTTCTGTTTCTTTGCTTTCTACTAACTTAGCTTTTTCTTCTGCTTCTGCTTTAGCTTCTGCAATTACCTTTTCCTTAGCTTCTAATACTGAGCGCAATTTCTTGATCTCTGCATTTTCGTTAAGGTGTGTAACTGCAAACTCTGAAGCAAATGCTTCGAAAATTCTACGGCCAAACATATTTTCACGAGCTTCTTTGATGTCAGTTTTGAACTGTTTGAGTTCAGCTTTGAGGTTGGTGGCAACTGATTCCTTAATCAATGCAGCACTACGCTTGATCATGTTCTTCTGAACACTCTCTAGTGTAGCTTGTGCATTAGCAAGCAGTTTAACTTTGGTTTCGGCCAATTCTTTCTTGTCCTGACCAAAGTCCTTGATTTCCTCAGCCAGTTGACGAATAACAAACTTGTTCAATTTTTCAATTGCTTCCATTTGTGTCTTACGATCTGATCTGAGTTCAACAATTTCTTCTGCTAGCTTGTTAGTTAGGAACTGGTTAAATTTGCGGCCGGTTTCTGAAACATGTTGCTTGAATGCAACACGGTCTTCAGCTAGCTTACGCTTTTCTTCCGCAAATTCTACTAGTTCTGCCTTAAGGCTTTCAGTGACCATTTTGTCCAAAGCTTCAACCATTACAGATTTATCATGTTCATAACGGCGAGCAAACTCTTCACGCAATTCAGCCTTCGCTGCATCACGAGCTTCACTTAGCTTAACTTCCCAGGCTTCCTGGATAGCACGCTTAGTGTCTTCGTTCACAATACCGCTATCGATTAATGGCTTGATAGCTTCTAACATTAAATGTTCTCCTTAAATTTTTAGATCTTTGATAAGTCTCAACACTGAGTCTTGCAAATATCTCTGTACCTTTGAATCGACGCTGGCTTGACCGGATTGCTCCTTTAAAACCTCGAGTACTCTGTGTCCGTTCTTCATGTTCAAAAGCCCTTCGTATATGGGCTTTGGAAATGCATTAGGGGCACTAGGTTGCGCCACTACATCTACCGTAATAATCTCAAAATCTGAAACTTCACCGGTGCCTTCATTTACATTACCGGATCCTCTGGAACTAACACCTAACTTTACACCACCTTCAAGCATGGTGCGAACTAGGTTACCCATGGGAGTTTTTAAAATTTTAAGTTTACCAAAACCGTTTGGACCGTCCATCCACATGTTATCAATCATGAGACAAACACGATCCAGGTTAATCTTTAGATCATCAGGATGGTCAACTTCACCTAAAACTGAATATCCTTTTTTGATCTGTTCGTTAATGGTATCGACTGCGATTTTTATCTGTCCAACAGGATATACTCGCTCGTTTTGATTACGAACGCCACCCTGAATACAGATGCCCTTTAAATAAAGATCCTTTCCTTCGCCAGTGCTCTCAGTTACGATCTGAGCCTGGTCAAAGGAAAGGGATTCTCTCAGTAATACAGTCATGCTACTGATTAGGACTCAATGCTTTTCTTGTTTACGCCACTTGGCTCTGAGCTAACAGGCTTCTTACTTGTGTTGTAAGTAGCGCCAGCTTTTGCACCTGGGACGTTCAAGAACTTACCACTGTGTGGTAAACCTTGTGCCTTGTCACTGCTTGGGGCACTTGTACCGTCTTGGTTCTGATTTCCACCCTTGCTCATTACAGCATTACCACCCATGTCGTTCTTACCAGCTACAGGTGATTTGGTGTTCTTCTCGCCTTGATTTTCACTCTTTGCACCGGTTCCAGCCATTTTACCTGATGGGCTTGACTGTCCAGTGTCAGCAACTTTCTCAACGTATTCACGAACGAAAGTGCCTTCCATTTCCATTTCTTCTTCCTCTTCTTCGCCTTCTTCTTCAGCGCCGAAGTCAGGATCCATACTGCCGTCATTGTGCTCTGGCTCACTTTCTTCATCAGCCATTAGAGCATCAAACTCAGCTTTTAGTTCGTCTAGTGCGTCTTCTAGATCCATAACACGATCTTCTAGCTCTTCACTTTCTTCACCTTCAGCATCGCCCATGTCAGCCATGTCACCCATGTCACCCATGTCGTCCATGTTGTCCATGTCACCAGTGTCGTCCATGTCTTGCATCATGTCGGTAACTTCATCTTCTGAAGCTTCTTCAACTGGTGCCATTTCTTCGTCAGCAGCAATACCGTCTGCCAACTCTTCATGGTCCATGTGCTCCATGCTTTCCCAGATTTCGCGGCTTGTTGCTACCACGATGTTATGAAATAGTTCTTTTGCTTTTTCAGTATCATCAGAAATGATGTACTCTACTAACTTCTCGTAATTCTTGTCCATGTAATATTTCCTTTCATATAGCATTGACTGTAATGATATTTACAGCGTAGTTAAAAAAACAAGCTCAAATGCCCGAATTTCAGAGCATTTTGAAAGGATTACATGCCTAGACCAGCACCACCTGCTGCGGCAGCAGTACCCATACCGTACTGCTT